CCTCGTCCACCAGGCCTGTCGGCTCAGTGGGTCATCGCTGCGTCGGAGACCGTCGCACCCGAGCCACCGAACGGGTGGGTCGTGGTCAGCACGAGGTCGGCTTCGATGCCTCGGTAGGCGATGCCCTCGAAGGTCTCGACGAAGGTCTCGTAATCGTTCGTCGCGTCGAGGGTCGAGTCACGGACAACGCCGAGGTCAAGGCGCCCGCCATCGAGGAACTGGAACGTCCCCTCGACGAACAGCCACCAGGCGACCGAGGCGGGCCAGTCGTTGAGCGACGAGCCCGCCGTCTGTGCGGCGAAGGTCTGCGCCGGGATCGCCACGCCGCTGATCGTCTGGGCGGGCAGGCCGTCCAGCATCCAGATCGGGTTGACGCCGCGGGGTGCGAACCATGCCTCGATCTGCGCGTCGGTGACGGCGAGCGGGTCGCGCCCGTTCGTGTCATGGGCGAGCTCCCGCACCATGTCCGCCCTCATCATGCCCTTCAACCAGTTCGGGAAGATCGTGGTGAGGGCGACCGTCGGCGGGATGCGGTGCACGTAGCGGTAGTTCTCCACGATCAGGTCGATCGTCGAGAGCAGGTCGCGGTTCGTGCCGAGCGTCTTCGCGCTGGTGGTCACCGTGCAGTGCGACGTGATCAGGGCGAGCAGCTCGAGGTCACCGACCCGGCTTGCGGCCGCCGCTGCCAGGTCGGTGTTCGCTGCGATCTGCTCGGGTGCGAACCGGCTCTGCATGTTCCCGAACCCGACCCGCGTCGCCACCGCGTTGACGTAGACCAGCTGCTCGGCTCCGCATGCCACCTGGTAGACGGGCTTGGTCGCCCCACCCGGGTTGGCGTCGGTCGCCTCGGTCCACACGGCCGTCGCGCCGACGAGGGCGGTGATGTCGGGTGGCGTCACGTAGCGGAGACCGCCGCGGTCGGCCTGGAAGCTTGGCAGCGCGTCACGCAGCGGGCGCTCGGCCGTCGCCCAGGTGGGCACGGCGTAGTCGACATTCACCGGCAGGCAGACGCCACCAGAGGCGGTCAGACCGAGCATGCGGTCGAGCACGCCACCGGAACCGTTCGCAGCGATGGCACCGATTGAGCAGACGGCCTCGATCTTCTCGGTGTTCGTCTCCGCGTCAGAGGTGAGGCGGCGCTCGGCCGGGTACTGGTCGGCCCAGTTCGCCCGCACGATACGGTGCGAGCCGGTCGGCTGGCCGTGGCGGTCGAGCGAGTTCAGCTTGTCGATCATGGCCTCGGCGAGAGCGCGCCGGCTCGGGATCTCCTGGCCTGCCGCGTAATCGCCCAGCCCTGCCGCCGCGGTGATTGACACGCGCGGGCGGGCGGGAACAGCGGGGCGGCGCTCGGGTGAGACGAACCCAGGAGTCCCGCGGGTGGCGGACATGGCAGCCGCACGACCTGCCGGTGCTCCGCGTGGCGCGGGCCGTGCGTTGGCAGCGAGTGCCGCGGGTGCGGCCGCCGACGCGTCGGGCATGGGCGGAGGCGGTGGCGCGGGTGCTCCGTCGCCTCCCGCGTTGTCGGGGCCTCCCGCGGGTGCCGGTGCCGCCACGTCTGAGTTGCCGACCAGCTTCTCGCCGCACTGGTCGCAGTACGACGCGTCGGGCTCGTTCATGAGCTGGCACTTCGGGCACTGCACCGTCTCGTCGGGCTGTGGCACGTACGGCGCGGGCTCGAACCCTGCCGCGGCGATCGCCTCGACCGGCTCCTCGGGCTCCTCCGGTGCCTCGGGCTCCTCCGGCTCGGGCGTCTCGGCGGTCACCGGCTCGGGTGCCTCCTCAGACTCCTCGGCGCGAAGTGCGGCCATCTGGTCGCGGAGCGCCTGGGCCTGGCTAGCCTGCTCGGCGAGCTTCTGCTCGCGGGCCTTCGCCTCGGCCTTGGCCTCGTTGGCGACGGTGACCAGCTCGCCCATGACGGCGATCTGCTCGACGGTCGGGTTGGCCTTGTCGTTCGCCGTCCAGACCTGGTCTATGAGCTTGTTCAGCTCCTCCAGTTCCTGGGACGACAACTCGGCGAGTCGGCCCTGCAGTTCCCGAATCCGCTCTAGCTTTTCCATCTATCGGCTCCTATTCGCAGGACATGAGATCCATGCGACCCGGTGGAGTGCTAGGCACTCGACACCTCAGAGCCGACTAGGCGGCCGTTGGTCTACGTGACGCGCAGTATTGCCTGTCATGAAATCCATTGCAAGCATGGTCGCCCTGACCTGCGTAATCGCGGGGCTATCGCTTGCGCCCGCACCGCTTACAAGCCCAAGCGTCTCCCTCTCCCTCTGGCCACCACGTGTGGCCGTTCCAGATGCAGGGGTAGCGGCGCAGGAGTGCTCGAATGCGCCTGATCACTCGGCGCGTGCGGCGGCGAACTGCGTCCGCAGCCCGTCGGCGGCAAGCGGGAGCAGCGGGGCCATGGCGCGTTCAAGTTGGGTGAGCCGGTCCCTGTCTGTCGCCGCGGGCTTGGCGTAGCACGGCACACCTGCCGCGACGAGGGACTGTACGCGCCCGTCTCTGAGCGTCGCCTTCGGCTGCGGGAACCCGGCCGTGTTGACCCCGTGGCCCGCGATCAGCTCGTCGCTCGTGCCCCACGGCCGCCAGTCGCCCGAGAGTGGCGTGGAACGCAGCGTGTAGACCTGCGCGTCGCTCGCCTCGGGGTGGATCGCACCCGCCACCCAGATCCCGTACTCGTCCTCGCCGGCGCGCACGTTCGCGACGCGCGTCGCCGAGTTGTCGTAGTGAGCCTGCGCGGCGGCAAGGCTCATGTGCAGGTTGGCGTGTGAGCCGTCCACCGTGAGCGGTCCCGTGTCGACGATCGTCCCTTCGGCGGTGAGCACCGAGCCGGAGTGGAAGAGGGCATAGCCGGTCTTTGAGTGCGGGGCCGTGATACAGCGGCCGCGCTGGAGGTAGTCGGTGTGGCAGACGCCCCACGTCGCGAGGTGACCGAACACGCGGCCGTCGGCGGTGACGGTGATCGGGCAGGAGTACTTGCCGGTCGGGCGCCCCGTCTTCTGGTCGACCAGCTCGACAAGGCGCGGGTCGCCGTTCGTGAACGCCGGGTCCTGGAACCACGCCGTCGGCGGAGCGAGCGGACCACCCGCGGCGACAAGGGCCGGGGTCGTTCCCTCTGCGCACGGCTCGCACGTCTCGGCGTTGGCAATGCGGTAGGCCATGCCTGCCTGCGCCGCGGTCGGGGTCATGGTCGGTGCCGTCTCGGGTGCCTCGGTGCCGAGCACTATGTAGCAGGAGGGGAAGGCCGGCATAGGACAGCAGGTCAGGGCCGCTATTTTTCCACTCGTCAGCGTTTCTATGACGTCCATGTCCTCGAGGAACTCGTCGTCCTCGCCGATCCCGTCCTCAGTGACGCTGATCTCTGACTCGACGTCCACCACGTCAGCCGAGACGCCGACGCGGCCCATTTGCCCGATTATCTCAGCCCACTCGAGCCCGTGCTCGGTCGTCAGCAGGACCCCGCCCGCCTGGATGATGTTGGCATTGTCCGCCGAGCGCCGTATGTAGTCGATGCGGCCGATGATGTAGGCGGGGTCGTTGGCGCTCATGCCGCTCGGGTCATGGGCCGACGTCTTTAGGCCCATGAGCGGGAGCGGGCAGGGCAGCCAGTCGAGAGCGCCAGGGGTGATCTGGCGGCCGTCGCCCGTCGGAATGCCTTCGACTATGGCGACAGGGATCGTGAACGCGGGGCCTTCGATCTCGCCAGGTGCCAGTCCCTCGTCCTGGAACGACGCCGACGCGCCGATAGCACCGGGAGCCATGGGCGCGCTCGCCCCGCCACCTTCGCCCTCTGCCAACTCGGGCGCGTCCCCGCTGTCGAGCCCTGCGTCACCTTCCACCGGTCCGGGCAGCACCGTCGCGGCTCCGCCTGACGCGCCGTCCCCGTCGTCGCTGGTCTGCAGCGAGTCGCCTGCGACGGCCAGGGCTGTGCAGGTACAGCCTGCCGTGCCGCACGCGCCCGTCATGTCGCCGAGCGGTGCGTCACCGTGCGCGCTCGCCGGGTGCTCACAGCCCGCGTTCTGGCAGGTGTCGGACGGGTCGATGCCGACGTCGTTGTCCTGCGCCAGCGGAGGCGCGGCCGCAGCCAGGGGATCCGTAGCAGACGAACTGTCGCCCTTCAGACTGCCGTCCGCGTTCCAGTTGTCGGGCAGGAGGGACGAGCACCCGAGGGACTTTGCCCTGGTCGCAATGTGCTTGCGAATCGCATTGT